AACGAAGCCGAGCCAGCCGACTTTGATGTTCTCCAAATCCATCGCAACCTTGACCGGATACTCCAGCTCGGATTCATCCTTCACCCAAGTGCCGCCCTCGTCCTGATGCCGGTCAACCTTAATGATGTAACCACCACGCGTGTCGTATTTTAAAATCGGCACGATTGTTGAACCGTCACCGCTATTCTCATTCACAAAACCTAAAGCCATTTTACGTTTCCTTTTTCGTTTTCAGCTTTTTCAAAATTGGCTCACAACCGTGAACCCACTAATCGGGTGATAGGCGCAGACATCACGATCCGCTGGATCGCCTCGGTCTGACCTTCCACCCATCTTGACCTCGGACTCACTGGCAAAATTTATTCGCACCAATGCGTCGCGGTAAAGAACGATAAAGTACGACGGCAATCCTGTGCAAGCGGAAATGTCGTGCGCCCTGATAACCTTGTGTAGGTTAATCATTGCCGTCGGGTACTTATTCATCTCAAATGTGCGTGCCTTTATCTCGGCAAACGCCACTATTTTTTCTTCAAAATCGTCGGTGATGGCCACGTCTAGGCCAAAGCTCATTGGCAGCTTGTCGAGGCTATAACCCTTTTCCGCCAGCAAGTCAGCTACCCGCTGCTCGTTATTGCGGTCGGCTTGTGTTTCATACATTGGCCGGGTCATAAATTAACTCCGACGCGCTTTTTAGCTAACCTGCTCCACAGGTCTGTCATTGGTCTAAGCTTTTCATTTTTCATAATCCAGCAGGGGCCGTGTCCTAAACTTACCTGCACAGAATGTTCAGAAAAATCAGCCGCTGCTGCCCAACCCCTTACATTCATAACGCTATCATCTTCGGTCGATGATACTAATACGCAAACCACAGATTTGAAAGCATCCTTGCTTTTGAACAACATCCTGCCGTCTGGATAAAAGGTTGACTTCACGTCGATGTTCACGCCGCCGCACCACATATCCGCGCCATCATCAATGCCTAACGCGCTAGGCTCATAGTCAAGCTGCAACAGGGCCGCTACTGCAAATTCAGCCCGGACGCCTAAATAGTCGATGTCATTATCAGACCTGCTACCATCTTTGCGCTGATTGCCGACACCTGACATGCGTGCCAATTGCCAGCGACCAGTGGCAGCCTGTCGGCATTTCGATAAATCTCTTGGCGATATTTGAACCAACATCACATCACCGCCAGATGCTCACGCAGCACCATCTCAAACGTCTCCCAGTCCAGCGTAGCCGTATAACGCCAGTCGTAACACTCAGCCACATCCTGAGCCACGCTGGAGTTGCCCAGCACCACAAGCGCCTGAATCGGTATCCGCACCTGCGTCTGTTGGCGGTCTAGCTTATATATCAGGCACGGCAGGGCGTCATCAGTATTGGCCGCAGACTTAGCCGCCGTGACTATTTGGTCATACCAATCATTGCTAGGCGACAGCTTCGCATATCTTTTGCACTCAATCAGGAACGGAAACGGCTTGTTATCCGCTGGCTCCAGATCGCTCAGGTTTTTTTCCTGATATTGTGATAGCCGCCTGCGTAACTTCCTGCCTGTCGCCAGCTCAATAAGCTTGCAGGTCTCACGCTCAAACGCTGCACCCTTGGCGCGTCCACCTCCGGCACGCATCAGACCCGCCCCGCCTGACGATCCATCTCAAACTGCATGTTGCGCTGGCGTGCGTTTGCCTCAAGCTGCCTGACCAACAGCTCATCGGCGAGCGACGACTGCGACCTGTGAGCCGATAACTCCAGCTCGGCCTTTAGCATTTCGATGGTTGAGGCTCTGAGCCTCAACAAAACTGGTTTAACTTCACTCATTTTATGACCCTTCTGTGATCGTTGCTCGAAGCAAAAAACGCTTCTGGCTTCTTTTTGGTACGCTTATGCCCCAAAACACCTACATGCCGTCAGCGGGCAAATTTGGGCGATTAAAGGCATAGTGATATTTTTTTGATATTAATTCAAATAATATGCAATATCTGTCTTGTCATATGTAGATAGCATCCCTATATATAATAGGTAAGAGGGATAAAACAGGGAAATCAGGGAGATTACCAAATGACTTATCAAAACAGACTTATCAATCGTCTCATCGACCGCGCCGCTGAAATTGGCGCAAGAGTTGATATTGAATATTCAGATTACGGTACTGCCTCTATTGAAGTAAATTATAATGGCAGTTCTTGCAGCGCCAGTTTGTTTGTGATTGTTGGCAAGCGCGGTGGCGTTAGATACGCTCAATATAGCGATTTGCTAGATACGTTTTATAAATACAATAAGAACGCAAAAAACAAGTGGTGGAGTGTTTGGTATTTTTTCCAAACGGTTGAGCGTCAAAAGAAACTTTGTTTAACTTTAGAAGACAAAAAGGCGGCGGCTTAACAGCCCCGCCCAACCTAAGGGAGAATTGATATGTCAGGACTTTTACCAAATTGTGGCCCAACCGCTGTAGCACACGCGGTCAACGCCAGCGTCGATGAGATTATGGATTTGTGCCGCAAGACTTTTAAGCTCGGCGCAAGGTGGCAGGGGCGCACTAACGTGCCGCAGATCGTAAAGCTCTGCCGCATGTATGACCGCCCGGCCAAGCTGACACGCACCAAGGGTCGCACGCTTGCATCTTGGGTCGAGTGGGAAACCAAGCAGGGCGTCTCATATATTGTTCGCACCGGCGGTCACATGCAGCACGTCAAGGACGGTATCGTCTCTGACCAGCACATGTCAGTGCCGGTCGCTGACTTCCATTGGAAGACCAAGCGCGTCACCCACGTTATCGAATTGAAGGGGTAAAAATGAAACAGATCAGATCAGATAGGGTCAAACTCTGGTACGTCGTGAGCAATCCGTTCACGCGTCCAGTTGTGACTGGCCCGATCTTCGACAGGTACGACGCAATCGCGTTGGCTTGCAAGCGCACCGACAACAAGAGCCTCATCACGCACATATCGCGTGGCGAATCTTGGGTCGGCGGTGAGGTTGTGTGTAGCGCGTACCGGCTACACGTTAACGGATGGACGGCGTTGGCGCCGAAGACGCCCGACGCCAGATTAAAGAAACCATCAAAATATGGGAGAGTGACATGATTAAAGACACAATTTGTTTGCTGTTGCTAATGGCATTTGGCTTGGCGTTTTGCACAAACGCGGTGACCACTGAGTGGAACGTGTTTGCGCTGATGGCTCGTTTTGGGGGTGCGGGATGATGGAAGTTATCACGCGCCAAGAGGCGATTGAGCAAGGCCGAAAAGAATATTTTACTGGTGAGCCGTGTGGAAATGGTCATTTAGTTGAAAAATGGGTTTTAAGAAACCGTTGTAAGCAATGTAAATTAAATGCTGATCGTAGATACACAGTGAACAATCGCGAAAAAATAAATGTACAAGCAAGAGAATATTTGGAAAAAAATCGCGAAGATGTAAACAAGCGACAGAGAGAACGCATTAGGGAAAATGCAGAGTACAACAGATTTAGAACAAGAAAATGGAGATTAGAAAATCCAGAGCGTTATGCGGCTCAACAAATTTACCATCAATCAGTAAGGCGAAAATTGGTAAACAAATCTAAGTGGGCTTTTAAACACCATCATCTAGAAATGAAAAACCTTGCGATTCAAGCCCGCAAAATTTCAAAAGAAACAAAAATAAAACATCACTTAGATCATATAGTTCCATTGAAACACGCAAAAATTTGCGGCCTTCATGTGCCTTGGAATATGCAAATTATTCCAGCAAAAGAAAACCTATTAAAATCTAACAAATGGGAGACTAACTAATGGTAGGAAAGAAAACACCCGACGACATTATTACGGCATCAGTATTGCCGGTGATTATGAATATGTCGCCGTACAAAACGCCCAACGATCAGCTTGCCAAGGCACTAGCCGCAATCGAAGGCAAGCCTGACCCCGACCCATTCAACGGCAATGAGGCTTGCGATTGGGGTGATGCCCTTGAGGGCGCCATCCTGACCACCGCCGCTGAACGGCTCAACCTGACTGACCTCAAGCTGGAACACGACGCGGTCTTCCACGACACGCTACCGTTTGCCGTGTCTCTGGATGGCACCGCTGACGGCGGGCTGGGGCATGAAGTCACGACCGATCCGGCCAAGGGCATCTACTGCGTTGACGGCCCTGTCTGGGTTGACGGCGTGGGCGTCTTGGAGAGCAAGCTCACCAGCAGTAAGCCAGAAGACCGGCCAGCGCCTCACAGGGGGCCGCTGCAACTCCAAGGGCAATTGATGGCCACCAAGTTAACGTACGGCGCTGTGTGCGTCTTGTACGGCGGTGTGGAGCTACGCATCTTCCTATATCAGGCCAACGCTGCCACACAGTCGCGCATCACTGACGAAATCGAGGAGTTTGAGCGTCGCAAGTTTGACGTTGACTGGTATCCGATCCAGTCCAGCTCTGACGGCAATACCGCCTACCCGCGTGTCGATGACGGTGCGCCGCCAATCACGCTTGAGGGCGAAGACAACGACTGGCTGGCTCAGTTGGTCAACGCCAAGGACGCCAAGCGAGCCGCTGAGGGCGACATTGACGAAGCTGAGGCTATGCTGAAAGAGCGTATGGGAAGCCACGATGAGGCGACAGGGGTAGTCGGCAATCGCTCTTACTATGTCAAATGGCCAATGCGTAACTTCAAGGCGCAACCGGCCAAGATGA